TCAAAGGTATTTCCCAATTTAAGCGGGTAGTAAAGGAAGAAATTTCGCAGTTTGACGAATTGGATTTTAAGCAAATTAAAAAGCGTTAAAGGGGTCGCGTCGGTCAACAAATAATCGGAATATTTAACCCAATTAGCGAACAGCATTGGATAAAAGAAAACATTTTCGACAGGGAAATATTAACAGACATCGAAAGCAACATTTGCCAAACGCAAATAAACGACGCGGGCGACACGGTAATTTTAAAAACGAACTATTTAGACAATAAATATATTGTCGGCGAATGGGACGACGAAAATAAACAAATAGGCGGGTTTGTCGATACTCACGTAATCAATGATTTTGAAAAGGACAAAATACAAGATTTCAACTATTACCAAATTTATGGTTTGGGTAATTGGGGGAAACTTCGAACAGGGGGCGAGTTTTGGAAGGACTTTCAAACCGACAAACACGTCACGACAAAAGGTTGGGACGAAAATTTACCAATTCATTTAACATGGGACGAAAACGTTAACCCGCATATTACCTGTTTAGTTTGGCAAATCGACGGCAAGGTCGCAACGCAAATAGACGAAATTTGTTTGCCCGACCCACGTAATAGGGTTTTAGACGCCTGTAACGAATTTAAACAGCGTTACCCTGTTGGCAGGGTCAAAGGTTTGTTTTTATACGGCGACAGAACGAGTATAAAAGAGGACACAAAGTTGGCAAAAGGCGAAAACTTTTATACCAAAATACAACAAAATTTAGCGGAATATTTACCGCGTTTACGTATGCAAAGCGTTAACCCAAGCGTCGCACAGTCAGGGGGTTTCATAAACGAAATTTATCGCAATTGTTTTGAAGAAATAACTATCTTTGTAAATGATAAATGTAAAAAAAGCCTTTTTGACTATCAATACGCGTTAGAAGACAGCGACGGAACGATTAAAAAGTCAAAGAAAACAAACCCAACGACAAAGGTAAGTTTTGAGGAATTTGGGCATTGTAGCGACGCAAAACGTTATTTTATAACGGTAGCGTTTGCAACTGAATATCAAAACTATTTGAGGGGCGGACGAAAGTCTACAATTTCAATCGGTAGGAATAGGACAAAATCAGGTTATTAAAATAAAAAATTTATGGCTTACTTAAATTCGGGCGACTATTTATTGCAAATTCAGGACGTTAATTTGCAACAAATTATCAATTCAAACGTCGCAATAAGGGAAAACGCGGACTTATTGGCAATTTCCGAAGCGCGTTCGTATTTAATACAAAAATACGATTTCGACGCGGAATTATTAAAAACAGGGACAGCACGCGACCCGCAATTATTGGCGTACATTATCGATATTTCATTATATCACTTGCACAGTCGAATTGCACCGCGCAACGTTCCTGAATTAAGGATAACACGCTACGAAAACGCAATCGCGTTTTTAAAAATGTGCGCATTTGGCGAAGTTACGCCGAAGTTGACGCCAATATCGCCCGCACAGGGCAACCGCATAAGATACGGCGGGAACAGTAAAAATATAAACCAATATTAAAAATGGGTATAATTGACAAATCAATAAAAGGGGTTAAAAGTCTTTTTAATTACACGCAAATTTTAACACCGCAGGAAACCAACCCGAAAAATTTAGGGTCAAAAGTTATGCCGTTGCAGTTACAACGTATCAAACAAGATACTTTAACTTGGCGAGAAGGTATCGAAGAAGCCGAACGCGCTCACGTTCCATTCAGGGTAAAAATGCAGGAAACATTTGTCGATACAATTTTAAACGGTCACGTTTCGGCTTGCATCGAGCGACGAAAAGATTTGACTTTGTTACGCGATTGGCAAATAACAAACCCCGACGGTTCAGTAAATGAATCCGTCGAATTGCTTTTAAATTCCGCATGGTTTAATAAATTTATGTCGTTTTCGTTAGATACGATATTTTTTGGTTATACGTTAGTAAGTTTAGGCGACATCAAAGACGGAAAGTTTGAAGACATCGAAGTTATTAAACGTTGGAATGTATCGCCCGACCGCAAAGTCGTTTCGTCAGTTCCTTACGATACAAACGGCGTAAGTTTCGAAGCCGACGAGTTTAAAAATTGGCACGTTTATATAAAAACAGTTAACGAGATAGGTTCGTCAAAATGCGGGTTTGGTTTACTTTATTCGGTTGCATTGTACGAAATATTTTTGCGCAATCTATTGGGTTATAACGGCGACTTTGTCGAATTATACTCACAGCCTTACAGGATTGGAAAAACAAACAAAACGCAAGGAGTTGAACGCGACACGTTCGAAGACGCCGTCGCAAATATGGGGTCGGCAGGTTATGCGATTTTGGACGCAATGGACGATACAATCGAATTTTTAGAAAGTAGCATCGGCGGTTCAGGCTACAAAGGTTATGCCGATTTGGAGCAACGCATCGAAAAGAAAATTTCGAAATTGATTTTAGGACATGCCGACGCAATAGACAGCACAGCGGGAAAAATTGGCGCAAGCCAAGGCGAAGACAGCCCAACAGCGAAAGCGTTAGAAGACAAAAAAACAAAAGACGGCGTATTTTTAACGGACGTTATTAATTGCGAACTATTACCGAGACTTCGAAATTTAGGTTTTCCAATTCCCGAAGACGCAAAATTCGAATTTAAAAACGACAGCGAGCAAAACGAAAATAACAACAATATTATTGCAATGGCGGTCGAAATTAAAAAGGCAGGTTTGCAAATTGATAAAGATTATTTCGAAGAACAAACAGGAATAAAACTATTTGATTTGCCCGCCGTAGCGTCAAGCCCAAGCCCAAGCCAAAGCGTTAAAAATAGATTAGAAAATTTATATAAATAAATGAATTATACCCAACAGCAAATCGACGCATTAATCGAAGGGGTTTTTAACGGGTCAATAACGACCCGCGATTTGCCCGTCGATTTATACAACGCGATTTCAACAAAATTGTTATCGGCTTTTGGTAGCGTTGAGGGTGCGCCAAGTCAAAGCCTTTTAAATGAATTAAAAGAAAACATTTATATGTTTTCAGGGGCGAAGGTTTACCAACAAATACAGGACATAAGTTTATTATCGAATGTAGACACAATAAAATCGTTTGCAGACTTTAAAAAAGAAGCGTTAACGATTTACGACCAATATAACAAAAATTGGTTACAAACTGAATACAGCACAGCAATAGGACAGGCGCAAATGGCGACGCGTTGGGAACAAATTGAAGCGCAAAAATTTGAATTGCCTTATTTACAATACAGCGCGGTAATCGACAAAAATACTTCGGATATTTGCAGACCATTGGACGGGGTTTGTTTGCCCGTTGGCGATAAATTTTGGAGCGTCAACACACCTTTAAACCATTTCAATTGCCGTTGCACAGTTATACAATTTGACAAAACAGACGCAACGCAGGCGGGTATAACATCAAAAGAAAACGCCGACAAAGCAACGGCGGAAGTTTCCAAAAAGCGAAACCCATTATTTGAGGGCAACAGCGGAAAAGACCGTTTAATTTTCAACAAAGAACACCCGTATTTTGACGTACCAAAAGCCGACAGGGAGTTTGCAAAAGAAAATTTTGGGTTGCCAATTCCTGAATTTAAAAACGTATTTACACCCGCGAAAACAATTGACGAAGCAAAAACAAACGTTTTAAATATATTTGAACAAAATTTGGAATTAAAAGGAACGTCGACAATATTTTCCGACGAATTAACTTTAAATGAAATTAATTCACGAAGTAAACAATTATTTGATTTAACAAAAGATTACAATATTTCATTTAAAACAGCGTCAGAACCTAAAATTTTATTTGAGTCAACGAGTGGAACTTATGGAAGGGTCAGATATAATACAGGCGGAGAGTTAAAAGAATTAAATTTTGGAAGCAATTTTAATTCGGCAAGGGCGACCGAAGAACGGGCAAACATTGTAAATGGGTTTTTGAAAACCGCAGGAAAATCAAAAGTCGATTTTGAAAATTTAAATATTTCGACGTTAACGCATGAATTTGCGCATATTATATCAGTTAGCGACATAAGAACCAATTTTGACGGATATAGTCCATTTTGGGCGGAAATTCGAAGCCTTAAAAGAAGTTACACAAGCGAAACGAGAAAATTATACAAGGCGAAAAATTTTGACGAATTAGGCAAATTATATTTAGGCGATTATGCGCAAACAAATATCGACGAATTTATGGCGGAAGCATTTACCGAATACAAATTGAAAACAAATCCGTCAAAATACGCCGAAAAAGTCGGCAAAACAATAGATAAATACTTTAAAAAATAAAAATTATGGAAGCAGTAAATTTGGTTTGTTTTAAATGTAAACATTTTAGACGATTTACAGGCGACGGAGGTTGCGACGCATTTCCCGACGGAATACCAAGCGAAATAACTTCGGGCGACAACAAACATTCAAAACCGTTAAAAGAACAGGAAAACGACATCGTTTTCGAACCAATAAAAGAACAATGAAAAACAAAAAAAACAAACGTCCGAAATCAATTTATTTTGACGAAGGAATAAGTTTCAATTCGTTAGTAATTAGAATAGTATTTTTAGGAACATTTTTATTTTGGGTATTATGGCTAGTCAATTCGATTTTCACCGCTTACAAATAAGACTAAAACAAGCCGAAAAGGGTTTGTCTTTGTCATTGGCAAACGTTGCTAAAAACGACTTTTTAAACAATTTCAGGGAACAAGGATTTAACGGTCAAAAATGGCGCGAAGTTCAAAGGCGCATCGCAGGGACAAGGGCGTACGAAGGAAGCAAAGACCCAGGAAAAAGAACGCGCGCAATATTACAGGGCAAGGGTTCGGGTCGTTTACGAAAAGACGTTGCCAATTCAGTAAGTAACGGAATAAAACATAGCGAATTAAGTTATACTTTAATCGTCAAAAACGAATATGCAGGTTATCACAACGAAGGGGCGGGAAAAATACCGCAACGACAATTCGTTGGAATGACTGAAAAATTAAACAAAATATTGTTAAATAAAATAAACGAAAAATTTTCGAAAATATGGTAAATGTTATAAATGAAATTATCGCGCAACTTCGCGCAATTCCCGAATTTAAATTGGTTTCAATTTGGAACAATCAATTTAACTACATGGACGAAGGCGAAATTTACTCGTTTCCTATGCCTTGCGCATTTGTAGAAATAAGCGCGGACGATTTCGAAATATTGGGCGACAATTACCAAGCGACGGACTTAAATGTAAAAATACATATTGGACACGATTTTTATAATGGTTCAAATATCGACGAAAATTTAGGTATCTTTGTACTTCGGGATTTGGTTATTAAAAAATTAACATTTTTCACCCCTGTATTTTCGGGGCAATTTTACAGAAAAAGCGAGAAACAAGATTTTAACCATACAAACGTATACCATTACGAAATTGATTTTAAAACGCATTACGTAGACAGCACAGCGGTAAAACCGCAAATATTAAGCACACCGCCAACGGCGTTACAAATAAATAAATAAAATGGCAAGGACAATCGAACAAATACAGGCGGGAATTATCGCAGACATACAGGCAACGCCTGAATTAGCAGAAGCAAACAGCACTAGCAAACGCGCAATTTGGCGTTTATTCGCTTACGTTCAAGCGTCGGCAATTTTGTTGTTGGAGCAAATTATCGACACTTTTATAACGGCTAACGAATTAAAAATAAGCCAAGGAATACCCGCGACGGCAAGTTGGGTAAATTCAAAGGTTTTAGAGTTTCAATATTCGGCAACAAACCCGCAAATAGTTGAACTAGTAAATTTTGCGCCTGTTTACCCTGTAATTGACAAGTCATTGCGTTTAATAACGCGTTGTTCGGTTGTAACTACATTGTCAAATCAGGTTATTGTAAAAGTTGCGAAAAGCGAACCGCCTGTCGCGTTAAGTTCGGCGGAATTAATTTCGTTAAAATCTTATGTTAATCAAATTGGAGTTGTTGGCGTTAATTACAATTGTCAAAGTTTAACATCGGATAAATTATACATTGACGCCGAAGTTTATTTCGACGGTCAATATAGTACGGTAATTTCGGGAACTGTAATAAATGCGATAAATACTTTTTTATCGACATTGTCTTTTAATGGAATTTTAAAGGTTTCCGATATTGAATTTGCAATAAGGGGCGTCGTTGGAGTTAGCGACGTTTTATTAAAAAACGTTAAAATGCGAAGCGACGTCACAACGTTTGAAAATGGAACATTTTTAATTCAAAACAATACGGTTATTTCGCGAATATTTCCAACGGTTTCGGGTTATATTGTAGGCGAAACAACCGCGGGAAACACTTTCACGGAAAAATTAACATTTATCGCGGTTTAATGTACAACGTCAACTATAATACAACAATCGAAAGCCTTTTAGTTCCTGACAAAAGAACAAAAAAAACGGTCGCGTTTAATTCCGCATTAGTTGCGGAAGTTGCGAACAATCACAATATACTATTTACAACTTATAAAGATTATACAATTTTGCCAAATTGGGCGTTGGGAACTTATGCAAAAAATGATTTGGTAAAATACGGGAAAAGTATTTTTCAAAGCGTTGAAAGCGGAAACACAACAGAACCGACACTATCGGAAAAATGGCGTTTAGTTTCTGAAAACTTTTTGGGTTCGGATTTTCGTTTGAGTATTACAGGGTCAAAATTAAATTTAGAATACGCGATAAATATTTGGTTTGGTAGTGTTTTTAGGCAACCAAAAATCGGAATTAGCGACATTTATTTAACAACAAACGATATTGCATCAATTCCAATTTTTAGGGTTGGAATAAATGAAATTGAAAGCACGGCGGTAGGAGCAAACGCAAGCGACCAATTAATTGTTAATTCTTACAGTTTCGAGACTGAATATAATTTAACAATAAACGTTCCGACGGCTTTATTTGCATCGCTTGGAACAACAAACGAAATTCGTAATTCAATTATTCAAAGTTTTGCAGACAAATACATAAACGCAGGGTTAACCTATCAAATACAAACATATTAAAAAATGAAAATACTAAATATTTCAGACATTAGCAGTTCAAACGCAATGCCTATAAAATCGGGGACGTTGCAATTTTTACAGGACGCACACAAAGAAACAATCGCGGGATTAGTTACAAACATTTTGCCAAATCCAATAACGGGGACTATTTACATTTTATCGGGTTGCGTAAATTCAACGGTTGCGCCAATTCATACATTGTCGGCGGGGGTTATTTACTACAATGGCGAAATTTTTAATTTTGACGGTGCAACGTTTACGTTGACGGGTTTACAGAAAGCCTATGCGAGAATAGAAACGACGCAATACATAACAAACGCCGACCCCGTACAATTTACGGACGGGGTTAATAGAAACGTTCACAATATTAGAAAATTTGTCGTTGAGAACACTATAACGTCGTCGGGTTTACCTGAATTTAAAGATTTTGTTTTAATGAATAATTGGTTAAAAGGCGATACAAAAGAGGTGGTTTGCGACGCTACATATTTAAACACTTATTTTGACGGAACAGGACTTGGACGTTTGGAGCGCACAGGGTGGGCAATAATGAACGGAAGCAACGGAACACCAAACGACAACGGCAAAGTTATAATTGCATACGGCACAGATTACGCAACGTTAGGGGCAACGGGCGGAAGCAGGGACGCCGTAGTCGTTTCGCACGTACACGGACAAAGAACAAGTTCAGATAGTGGTAATGATTTACCTCAAATAAAGGCAATAGGAACGTCTAGTCCAATTGCGGGCGTATCGGGTAATACTTCAACCCCTGGCACAAGAGAACAAGTTTTTACAGACAGCGCGGGAGTTTCAGGAGTTGACAAAAACATGCAGCCTTACATAGTTCGTTTGCGAATAATGAAATTGTAAAAAATTGAGCATTTCAAAACAAAGACGCGTCACGGCGTACCCAAGCCCTTTGAACTTTAAAAAATTAAAGGAAACAACGGACGCCCGAAAAGTAAGCAAAAGCAAAGTTATAAACGAAGCGTTGACCGTCTATTTTAAAGATAAAAAAACAATTTAATTAATAATTTTATTGTTTTTATTAAAAAAAAGTATTACACAATTTAGAATTTATCTAAATTAAAACAAAAATTTTATACATTTGTATTATGATTTATTGCATTGACGAAAATATCGACGAACCAATTATGTTAATCAATACCCACATCGGCTATGACGACGACGAGGGCATGGGAATTGACGGCGCATTGTTTCAAAAAGAATTGTTATATTTAGACACGTTGGGAAAAAAACGTATTCAAATATGGATTAATTCAATTGGTGGGGTTGTTATGGACGGTTACTCGATAGCGTCGGCAATAATTAAAACCAAAACACCCGTCGACACGTTTAACGTTGGCATTTGCGCAAGCATTGCGGGCGTTATTTTCATGTGCGGACGAAATCGCGTTGCAATGGATTACAGTTTGTTAATGATACACAAACCAAGCGGGGGCAATGACGAAAAGGTTTTGGAATTAATGCAAGAAAGTTTAGTCACAATGTTAACAGCAAAAAGCGGGTTAACAATGGAGCAAGTTTCGGCATTAATGGACGCGACAAGTTGGATTAACGCGACCGAATGTTTAAAAATGGGGTTTGCTACCGAAATTGAAAAAACGTCGCAAAACGACGACACAATAACGTCGACATATTACGCCGACATATTCACGCAAGCGAATAAGATTACAAACAAAATTTTAAAACCAATAATTAACACAAAAAAGAGTATGTTAAAAGTAACAAACAAACTTGGACTTAATGACGACGCAAACGAAGACAGCATTTTAAATGCAATCGAAAAAATCGTTAACAGTTCAATGACAGAAGCCGAAGCAATGAAAAAAACAATTTCAGAAATGGAAATGGAATTGACTTCGTTAAAAGAAAAGTATGACGCAATGATTATCGAAGTAGAAACCGAAAAAGAAGCGTCAGAAGAAAAGAAAGCAATGGACATGATTTCTAACTTTGCAAAATTAGGTCGTATTAAAAACGACGACGAAACTGTTAAAGTATGGGTAAACCTTGCAAAAGCGGATTTCGAAGGAACAAAAGCAATAATCGAAAATTTGCCTTTGAACGTAGTTGCAAACAAAATCGAAACCGTAGTAAACAAAGAAGAAACCATTTTTAAAAATGGCGAAGACTTTTTAAACTTTGAATTAAAACAAATTAACAACAAAAACAAAAAATAAACAATATGTCATTAAGTACAACATCGAATTTTACCCAATTTGAAAAAGGGTTTTTCATTACAGAAGCCGTTATCGGTTTAGACACAATTAACAAAGGTTTGGCATACGTTGCACAAGGGGTTAAAAATGACCAATACTCATTCCCTGTATTAACTGCAAACGTAGTTTTAAACCCGAGAACAAGTTTGCCTGTTGACAATAACACGACCGTTTTGTCAAACAGAACTATAACGTTAGGAGCGTTTGAAGCATTCGAAATCTTTGACCCGTCAATTTTCGAAAATCATTGGCACGTTTCAGAACTTGCCGACAAAATGTTGTCTCGTTCATTGCCTGCAACTTTTGTGAATTATTTAGGCGGTTTTTATACCGAAAAAACTTTCGCACCTGTTGAAAGAATGATACACGAAGGTTCAACGTCTTACACAACGTCAGCGAGTACAACAGCATCGGTAAATTATTCAATCAAACATTTTGACGGTTTAATCAAACAAGCCTTGAACGCTACGACTCCCGCTTTGCAAGTTGGAACGCCTGTTGCATTAACAAGCGCCAACATCATTTCGAAAATGGAAGCGGCTAAAGCATTAATGCCAAAGGCATTATTAGCAAGCGCAGACCGTTACAAAAAATTGAAATTTATTGTTTCAGTTGAAGACGCGCAAAAATACGAAGAAGCATTAACCTCAACAACGTACAAAAACAACGATACAACCGAAGCAGGTATAAACAAATACAAAGGTTTTACAGTTGAAGTAACATCGGGTTTACCTGAAAATACTTTCTACTTTTGCGAAGCAACTTCGCAAGTGACGTCAAACATTCAATTGGCAGTCGCTTCGTTGGATAACCTTTCGTTTATCGTTGACAAATACGTTTCTTACGCACAACTTTGGTTTTACAAAGCCGTTGCTAAAATGGGAGTTGGTATTGCAAAACCAAGCGAGTTTGTAATTTACACAACTAAAACGCTTGCGAGTTTCAACGCATAATTTGAATAAAAACTTTTAAGATAACCGCCTTTTAAATAGGCGGTTTTTCTTAATTATTTCACAAACATAAACCAACAAAAAAATGGCTTTAAATAACATTAGTTTTGTAAAAGGTAAGGGCGGACTCGGGCGACCATTGGCAGGCAAAGACTACATTAGTGGGCTTTTGTTTTATACCAATACTTTGCCGAGCGGTTTTACTTCAACAGACAGGATAAAACAAATATTTTCAGTTGCCGACGCCGTAGCGTTAGGAATTGGAAAAGATTATGCAGACGAAACGCAAGCGACAGGAGTTTTCACAATTTCAAACGCAGGAGCGACAGGCGACAGCATTGCAATTAATTACGCAGAACCAACAAAAACAGTTGTTTTAGGTAGTTACGTAAAATTAGCAAGCGACACGACGCCGTTATTAGTTGCAACGGGAATAGTTAACGCAATAAATGCGGGTTCTTTTGTTCACGGTTATATTGCAACGATTGGACTTGCGGGAGCGTTTACAGTAAAAGTTAGAAAAGGGCTAGGGGTTTACGCAAATACCGCAGGGCTTTTAACCGCTACAATTGCGGGAACAATTGCGGGAAGCGTTACGACACCATTTTCGGGCGGGGTTGCTTCGTTGCAAGCTACATGGTACTACCATATTTCGGAATTTTTTAGGATTGCGCCAAAGGGGTTTTTGTGGTTAAACTTTCAAGCGATACCCGCTTCGTACACTTACACGGAAATTCAAACAATGCAGGATTTTACCAACGGCGAAATGCGACAACTTGGGGTTTTTGTAGACAGCAAAGCGTTAGCTGTTAGCGATACAACAGCAATTCAAGGAGTTTGCAATTTATTAGACACAGCAAAAATGCCTTTGTCAGTAATTTACGCGGGAGACATTAAGGCAGTTGCAAGCGTTTCAACGTTAACAGATTTGGCAACGTTTTCAAACAATAAAGTTTCGGTCGTTATCGGTCAAGACGGAGCAGGAACAGGAAACGACATTTTTTACGCGACGGGCAAATCAGTAACAACTTTGGGCGCAACGCTTGGGGCGGTTTCATTGTCAGCTGTAAGCGATAACATCGGTTGGGTTGCAAAATTCGACATGACAAACGGCATCGAATTAGATACAATCGCGTTTGCTAACGGCGTTAAATTTACGGACGCATCGGTAACAACTAATTTATTAGACGCAATCGATTTGAAACGTTACGTATTTTTAAGAAAATTCCCAAACAAATCGGGTTCTTTTCACAATGACAGCCACACGGTTATAACACCGTCAAGCGATTACGCATTTATCGAAAATAACCGAGTAATTGACAAAGCAATTAGGGGAGTTGACGAAGCGTTAACACCGTCTTTAAATAGCCCATTGTTACTAAATGCAAACGGAACGTTGGCAAATAGTACGGTTGCGTTTTTAACGGGACAGGCGACAGTAATAACCGACGAAATGGTACGAAATGGCGAAGCGTCAGCGATTAGCGTTGTAATTGACCCAAACCAAAACGTTGCGAGTAGTTCAAAAGTAATTGTCGCAATCGACATTGTTCCGATAGGAGTTGCGCGCAATATAGTTGTTAACATCGGATTTAAAACATCAATATAATCATGGCGACACCATTAATAAACGGCATCAATTACAGTTGGGCAAACGTTAAGGTTATTTTATTCGGCGTTCCTGTTGTGGGAATTACAAAAATCGAATACAAAACCAAACAGAAAAAAGAGAACCAATACGGAGCAGGTTACGAACCAATTTCGCGCGGTTATGGAAATAAGGAATACGAAGGCAGTATCGAAATTTATTCGGACGAATTAAAAAGAATAATTGCGAGCGCACCAAATAACGACCTTATGCAAATACCGCCGTTTAAAATTAGCGTCCTTTTTGAAAGTGGCGCGGGGCTTTTAATTACCGAAGACGTTTTGAGTATGTGCGAATTTACCGAAGAAGGTTTAAGCGCATCGCAGGGCGATACAAAACTTTTAGTATCTTTGCCTTTAGTTATCGGACAAATAAGTCGATAATTAAAAGAAACAATAAAACCCGTCGAAAACGGCGGGTTTATATTCACTAAATTAAATAAATTATGGAAACACAAAAAAAAGCGGAAGCGTTAAGCATCAAATTGAATTGTAAAGTATTGCCAATTATATTTCGCGACGAAGAAACAGGAGAGGATATTATCGGTTTTATAAAAGAACCGTCTCGAATGGTTAAACTTCGCGTCATGGATAAGGCAATGACCGCACCCGTTACAGCATCGGCGGAATTATTCGATAGTATTTTTATAGAAGAAGAAAGCGACAAACGCTTTTTATCGGACGATAAATACTATTTAGGCGCAACTATGGAAGCATTTAAAACGGTTGAAATGGCTGTAAATACTTTTAAAAAAAAATAGAGGATTACACTATTAGCGAACAAAGTAGCGAAGAAACGAAAATGATTGCGTTACTTCGCTACTTTTCGCATTTTACAATAGATTTTGAAAATATGTCGGACGACGATTTGGCGAAAAATTGGGGTCAATTACAATACGCATTAAAACAAACAGGACAATATAATAATTAAGAAATGGATACTCAAGTAAGGTACACAATAACGGCAAACGATTTGCTTTCGGGCAAATTGCAAGGAATTAACCAAAACGCGGGAATACTTAATTCTACAATGGGGAATTTAGGGGGCGTAATTGCGGGCGCGTTTTCTGTTTATGCTATTTCGTCATTTGTTAAGTCAGTAGTTAGCGCAGGGACAACAGTTGAAAACGCGACGACAGGTTTAACAACATTATTGGGCGACGCGGGCGAAGCAACGCGGGTAATTCAAAACACAATGGACGACGCTTCAAAAACGCCATTTGCGTTTGAAGGTTTGTTAAGCGCAAACAAGGCGTTAATTAGCGCAGGAATTGACGCGGACAAAGCAAGGGCAGACGTTTTGAATTTAGCTAACGCAATTTCGGCGACAGGTGGCGGGAACGACGAATTAACCCGAATGGTTGTAAATATGCAACAAATTAGCAATTCAGGGCGCGCAACGTCGCAAGATATTAAACAATTTGCTTACGCAGGAATAAATATTTATAGGGTTTTAGCAGACGCAACAGGGTTACCAACAACAAAAATTAAGGAAATGGGCGTTTCTTACGACATGTTAACAATGGCATTGCAAAAGGCGCACGAAAAGGGCGGTATTTATTACAATGGTTTGGAAAACATGGCAAACAATACAAGCGTTAGAATTTCAAACGTTGGCGACGCACTTTTCCAATTTATGAACGACGTATTTGTACAATCAAAACCATTTATCGACGCGGTTTTAAATTCGGTTTTGAGTTTGATTTCAGGAATACGGGATTTTGTCACGTTAGTAAAAGAAAACAAAGACGTTGTCACAGCGTTGGGCGTTGCCTTATTAGCAGGAGCGACAGCGTACGGGGTTTTTATGGTTGCTACAAATTTGGCAAAAATAGAATTGTTTTTATTAAACGGGGTCGCGACGGTATTGGCGGGGACAATGTTTGTTTTGGAAAATATAATGACTTTAGGCATACCGTTGGCAATTGCGGCAGTTGCGGGCGCGATAACTTACGCTTATTTACATTTTGCAAAGTTTAGGGCGTTTTTATACGGAACATGGGAAGCCTTAAAAACAGTCGGCGAAATGATTGGACAATTTTTTACAGGATTAAAAGACGTAATCGTCGGCGCGTTTACATTTGACAAAGACCAAATCACAAAAGGACTTATGGAAATGTCGGGGTCGTTTGAAAATGCAGGAAAAAAAATAGGGTCAGGATTTAACAAAGGTTATTCCAACAGTATGGCGGAATTTGCAAAAGAACAAGCGACAGACAAAGAGGGCAAGCCAAAAAAAGCGCTTGGAATTGTTAAACCAATGGCGATAAATGCAGGAGCAGGCGCGGAAAAAGATAAAAAAGGAACGTCGGGCGTTTCGGGAAGCAAAGTCGTAACGGTAAACGTCACAATAGGCAATTTAATAAACGATTTTAGAATACAGACGACAAACATACAAGAAAGTACAACGGCGATAAAAGACAAAGTTTTACAGGCATTGACAAGCGCGGTAAACGATAGCCAATTAGTCGCAGGAAATTAAAAATATGGAAAATTTTAGAGTACCTAGCAAATTAGAAAACCCATTAATATTAAACGACGTCGCGAGCGATATTATTTACGGACTTGCAAACTTTGCAGGACTGAAAAGCATTAAAATAATGGACGCGCAAAATTCGCCTTATGTAAAAGAGGACGTGCAAAACGGTTTTATTGAAGGCGACGTCCCTTTGGAAAAATTTACGTCAAAACTTAATACTATAGTATATTCAAACGTAATTTTTGACGCGGGCGTAATATTGGACGAAAACGGCACACAAATTGACAAATGGGACGATTTCCGCATCGACGACGTTTTGTTGAACGTTTCGCAAAGCAAAAAAATAATAACAACCGAAATTCAGGGACGCGACGGAACAGTTAAGGAATATATCGGATTGGACGATTTCCAAATACAAATAACGGGACGTTTAAACGGGACTTATAATGTAAACCCAAAAGAATTAACGCGACAATTAAAAATTATTTTGTCAACGGGGCAACCTTTGGAAATTACGTCATGGTATTTGCAAAATTTAGACATTACGGACATAGTTGTCAAGGATTTTAATTTCGGTCAAACAGAGGGCGAGTATTCAACGCAGTATTTTACAATTAACGCAATGTCGGACAGACGTTTCGAAGCCAAAATAATATCGTAATGCTTAAACCTATAACCCACATAACAATAACGCAAAAAACGGATTTTACAAATTCCGACAGCGTAATAACAAAAAGGTCAAAAGTATTTTTCTTTGATTTTTGCAATAGTTTTGAAATAAACGACGGTTGGGAAAACATGACGACAGGCGGGAAAATTGTTTTTCCAAAAAATATGGACGTTATCGACACAAATACAAAAACGACATTTTCTTTTTTTGGTAAAAACAAAAATATTGCAGGATTTAACGGCGCGCCCTTATTAATGCGGGGCGACAAAGTAAAAATCGAGGTTTTTTATATCTATTGGGACGATAATTTAACCGAAAAACAAACCGAAAAACGGACGATTTTTGACGGTTATATTACGAAAATAAACGCCAAAATACCCGTTGAAATCGAAGTCGAAGACAATATGTTTTTATTAAAACAGTTGCCAATGACAAACGGGGCTTATGGAGCGGGAATAAGTTTGGAAACAATATTGACGGACGCATTAAGCGGGACGGGGTTAACTGTTAATCAATTAACATCGACAAAATTAACGTGGGACAATTCGTTGTTAATCGTTGAAAACGTCACAATTGCGCAATTTTTGGAAAAGTTAAGAAAAGACGCGTTTTTGCATTGTTATTTCAAAGGGTCTGAATTACGCGTCGGGTCAATTGTTTACATCGAGTCCGAAGCCAAAACAAAAACTTTTCAATTTCAGGAAAATATAATTTCGTCCGATTTGACTTTCGTAAGAAAAGACGACATTGTTTTGTCAGCCGTTGCATCAAATCACATCGAAGAACTAACGGGAAAAACAACAAAAGACGGTCACGCAAAGACTAAAAATTCACGTATCGAGGTTTTAGTTTGGTTTGACCGTTCGGGAAAATTTCAAAGCAAAGAAATAAAAAACGGCGACAAAGCCGACGCAAACGTCGACGGCGAAAGGAAAACGTTTCACTTTTTAGAAGCAAAAACAACGGACGATTTAATAAAATTAGCAAAAGTAAGTTTAGAAAAATATTATTATACAGGTTTTAAAGGTTCGTTTTTAACGTTTGGAACTCCTAGCGTAGATTTTGGCGACAATGCCGAAATAATAAACAACCTTTTGCCCGAACAAAACGGAACTTATAAAATCAAAGCGGTTAACATTACGGGCGGAGTTAGTGGATTTCGTCAAAAAATAGAGTTAGACTTTAAAATTAAATAAAATGGCGGATTTAACGCGAACAATTCAGGAATTAGCAGGAACGCGAAATCAGGACGAAGTTAAATTGTATCAATGCAATGTTAATTCAGTCGATTTAAGCAAAAGAACGGCAAACGTTACAACAATAACAGGGACGGCAAATATAACGTTTGACGCATTGTTAACGGCGGGAATTTCGGACGGTTTTGTAATTACGCCCGAAATTGATAGTATGGTTTATGTTATCATGTCAAAATATACGTTGCCTTTTATCGTTACATTTTCAGACATTACGCAATTTGACATCATGGGCGGGGAGTTTGGCGGATTGGTTAAGGTTGTAGAACTTACGCAAAAATTGAACAATTTAGAAAATAAAGTAAACGAAATAATTGCTACCTTTGGAACACATACGCACACCGTTATAGCGGTAGGCGCGCCAACTTCGCCGACATCGACACCGATTGCGGGAAATTTAACGATTTCACAGCGCGCCGACATTGAAAATATTAATATTAAACACGGTAAAAATGGCGACTAGATACGATTTTGGATTGGATAACGACGGCGATTTGTCGTTTTCTAACGGCGATATTGTAATTGTTGAAAGCGACAAACAACATATTGTCGACACGTGCAACGCTTTTGTTGGTTGGTGGAAGGAATTCCCTTTGGACGGCGTCGGAATTGGTAATTTTTCCAAGTCGGTAGGCGGTGGGCAACAATTAGCGCGAAAGGTTAAAATAGAGTTAGAAAAAGACGGTTACAAAGTAGAAAACCCCGTCGTTGAATTTGACGAAAACGGAAAACTAAATTTGTACCCAAATGCAAGCATTTAAAGAATTTCAACAAGGTTGTACAATTTTTGACGTTGTTTTGGAATTGTATTTGTCTTTAAATTTATTGCCAAAATTAATTTTGGACAATGGAATAACAGACATTAACCAAATAACAATAACGGGGCAAAAATTCGCATACGATACGGATTTTATTTATAACGAAAAAATGTCCGAAGAAATAACAAGGAAAAACTATAAGTTTCGAACAAGCGATTTAAAAATATACAGCAACGAAGTTTTTGGCGATTATTTATTAATTGAAAATTCAGAAATTTTAAAGGACGAAGCGAACAACTTTTTTACATATTAAAAAATGAGCAAAAAAATTTCACAATTACCCGAATATATTGGAATTCCCCAACCCGTTGGAGACATACCGATTTCAATTAACGGGACAACATATAGGATAAGTCCGTCTTTACTTTCAAATCTAGCTAATTTTATACCATATTTAGGGGCAACAAGCGACGTAAATTTAGGCGAATACGGCATACAATTGGGCAATTTAGAGTTTGACAATACGCCAACAAATATTCCGACTAACGTAGGGTCAATGTATTACAACGACACCGACGGAACGTTAGATTTAATATTAAAAGGTGGCAACGTTAAACTACAAATAGGGCAGGAGTCAGTAGTCCGAGTAGTAAATAAAACCGCTACCAATATAACATTACTAGAAGCAAATTACCAAGCGGTAAGGGTAACAGGTGCGCAGGGGCAAAGAATGAAAGTCGATTTAGCGCAAGCGACAACCGACGGATTAAGCGCCGAAACTATTGGTTTAGTTACTGAAACAATAGCAAACAATCAGGAGGGGTTTGTCACAACTAGCGGACTAGTTCGAAATATTAATACAACGGGGTCGTTACAGTCGGAAACATGGGCAGACGGCGATATACTTTATTTATCGCCAACGGTTGCGGGCGGGATAACAAAAGTAAAACCAATTGCCCCAAATCATTTAATAATAATAGGCTATGTCATTTACGCGCATGCAAATAATGGAACTATTTTTGTCAAAGTCGATAACGGGTACGAGTTAGACGAATTGCATAATGTGGCTATAAATGGAAGTTTAGCAAACGAAGACTTTTTGCAGTACGAAAGTTCTACGCAATTATGGAAAAATAAACAATTAATTGACGTAGTCCGTTTAATAGGAGCGCAAATAATAGCAGGGGTGAAAACATTTAGTTCTTCACCTATTGCCCCAACTGTTGCGACAGGAACAAACAACACGGAATTAGCAACAACGCAATTTGTAACAAATGCAATAAATAACGCAACGCCAGGGACAGGATATACGGTTTATAATATATTAATAACCGCTTCGGCAAATATAACAACTCAAACGACGGGAACGTCGGGGGGCGTTTCTTACGTTCAAAACGGTAGAAATGTAATGATAAACAACGGAGCGACAGCAATAACAATAGACGTCACAAACGCGGTTACTGATTTTATCGCGAGTTATACTAAAATCGGAAATGCAAACATAACATTTATCGGGACAGGAATAACGTTTGTTAATTCTTTTAGTGGCGTTGTATTAAACGGGCTTTCGGGTAGTACCGCGTTGTTGGTAAAAAATGGGTCAAATGTATATTTGTCAATTAATAATATAATAACGTAATGAATCCCGCAATTTTTTATTTATCGGGCGTAGAAGTTAACGCCAAATACAATCCAACCCCTGTTATTATAGGCGGTCAAATATGGGATTTAAAAAATTTAAGTACATTTACTTATAGGGACGGCTCGGCAATTTCTAGAACAGGGACTTGGGTAGGAGCAACGACAGGAATTTGGAGGTATTACAATAATGATTCAAACAACGGTCAAATTTATGGAAAACTTTATAATTGGTATGCAATGGCGGGCATTTACGATTCCGCTTCGTTGTCAAATCCATTATTAAGAAAAAATATCGCGCCCGAAGGTTGGAGGGTAGCGACGGAGTCCGATTGGAATAGATTATCCTATTACAACGGTAGGGACGCAGTTTCGGGAGGACTATTAAAAGAATTTGGGACTACAAATTGGACAGCCCCGAACACGGGTGCGGTTTCTTCGCCAAATTTATTTAAGGCATTGCCAGGCGGTGTCAAATCAGCAATAGACGGAACTTTTAGCGGAATAAATACAAATGGGACTTGGTGGGCTTTTGACTCAAATGTCGTGGCGGGTAGGGCTGTTGTTTATAACGACGACGATTTAACAAAAACAGCGTTAAACGCAAATACAGGGCGTTCAATTAGATTAATTAAAGAAAACCCGACAATTACAGGATTTACCGTAAATTCTATAAGCAATTTGACCGAAAGCACGGCGACTAGTGGTGGTACATTTGCAAATTTACCGTTAACGCCTAGCATATCGGACAAGGGTATTTGTTGGAGTTTATTTGATTTTCCAAATAAAGTTAACGACTCTTTTATTTCCGCAGGTAGTGGAACAACGCCAAACCCTTATAGTTCAAATATAACGGGATTAATACCAGGACGTACTTATTACGTTAGGGCTTACGCTATTCCGTCCGACGGTTCAGAAACTTTATATTCTACAAATACGGTCACTTTTACCGCGCAATATACTTATATTTTAGATACTTACGGAACGTCCGTGCATCATGCCTATTCATTGCGAAAATTAAAATCTACTTATAGCGGTTTTTGTTTCCGAGGTGCTAGAACGATAGGGGCAACAACTGTTGAGGTAAACGTCGGTTTTGATTCAAATTTCACAATTTCACTAGATAGCCCAATCACTACTATATCGGGAGCGGGTTCGACTACTGCGACAACGTTAGGGCAGTTTGCGGGTTGTTTGGGATATTCAAATCCTGACGCAATTACACAACTACAAACTGTAACTGTTGTAACGTGGTATGACCAAAGCGGAAACAATAAAAACGTCACAAATGCAGTAATAGGCGCAAGACCATTTATAGTATCTTTAGGCAACCTACAAGGCATTAATTCTTACGATAAAGTAGGGGTTAGATTTGTAA